CCAGCATTGCGAAAATTGCAAACATTGTGCGACGTCTGAGTTTGTACTTTTTATTGAACATTCTACAAGTTATAATGCGGAAAAGGATCCGCGTTTTAATGAATTGAAAGCAATCATCGACGCGCAAGCGAACTAAAAAATGCATTAATGAAAAGGATGTGTGCAGCGTGAAAAAGAATATCAATTTTATTATTCGATATACCGAAAACAAAAAATTTCGGTATGATGTTTATTATAATTCCGGTCAAGTGAGAAGCTACCGGGAATGTCCATTTTCAAGCTTTGATAAATTCATTCACTATTGCAAAGCAAGACTATTTATTGATTATCCGATTTCAGAAACCGGAAAAGCCGATTTATGGATATCTTAAAAAGTGGTGATATAATGGCATTACCTATTGGCTTATTAATTGCGTTATGGCTTGTAAAAAAGCTGCTGCAATACGCAAGACAATCACTCATTAACGCAAGGTATAAAAGGCAATTTGCCGATTATATCGAATACTCAGAGTTCGACAGCGAGCCGGATTATATACCCGATCCGGAATACAGCTTTTCAGAAAATGAAACCGGTCCGGAACAAATAGCAATAGTCAATGAACGTATAGAACGCATTTCCGGATTGATACACGATAACTATGAAATTATCGCTGCAATCGATAAAGAGTTATCAAACGCAATAAAAGACTCAAGACGCACAACGTTATTAACAAAAAAGGCAAGCATAGCCGAAAAGATTTTCCGGCTTGAAAAACAAATTGATAAAGAGAGAGAGAGCTTGTAAAAGCTCTCTTTTTTCATGTCTCTTTAAAGCCGTTTAGAATGCTCTGAAAAGCGTTTTAACGGCTTTTTCATATTCCTATATGGCAAGACATTCAAAAAGCCGTTACAAGGCAATACAGAGCAAAATAAAAGCATATTCAAATCGATACCAGGAAACCGGAAACCAAAAAGCAATATCGGCAGCCGGATCACGCTTGACATTTTTTGACATGGCATGACTTGCTAATAGTTCACGATGTGAACAATTTGGCACTCCCTGTCAAGGTTTGCCAATAGTCCACCATGTGGACGATCCTCTCCCCTACCCTATCGAAGCCCCAAAATTTTTTTGCCACTTTTTTTGGTCGGATTTTGATTTTCTATGCTTTCTGCGCTCCCTGACGAAAAATTTTTGATTTCAAAAAATGATTTCATTGCTGATCAGTTTGGCTACCGGAATCATACCGCATCGGTTATAACGTATTGCCATGCCACAGCGTTTATACCCTATCGGTTATACGGAAGGGTTATGGGAGCAGTTTTCACATTTTTCCCCACTTTGTCCCCCATAAAATTACATTATTTCTTCGTTTGTGCATATTGACGAACAGCAAAATGTTTCACGGCACTTTGGCAAAATAGCCAAAAGAAAAAGGACAGAAAAGACGAATCTTTCTGCCCTGTTTTGTGGTAGTTCCCTTTGACTTTTATAAAAGACCGCCGGAAAAATCGGTATGAATTTGTGTGAATTTTTGGAAAATTCGGCACGGCTTTGTGCAGTAAAATCGAAAAAAACATGACGCCCAAGGAAAATGTGGGGTGGGTATGTTTTGGCTTTGGGGAAGGGGGGTATCCTTTTTATTCCGGCAAGTCTCCATATTTCCGTGCAATTTCCTCATTGGTTTGCTCGGCGGCAGTATCGGAACCGCTTTCAATGTTGACAGGATCGGCATTGGTATAGCCTTGGTTGTTCCGTGCCAGGAAGATAGTTGCAATGGCATTGGACTCACCGGAGTGTGCGTATTCTGCCATAGCCGAATCGAGCAATGCTTTTGCCCATCTCCACACTCGCCGTTGTTCTTCTGACAGTTTGACTTGGCCATTAAGCCGTGCGTAAAGCATCTGCCGACTCATGCCAAGTGCCAGCGCACACGTTTCGAACACGACACGCTGTCCGGCAGCCGTGGCAATATCAATGTACATCTGCACACGCTCTCTTGCCTGTTCCGGATCGTCATAGTTGATATTTGGCAGAGTAGCAATAGCCGTGATATATTGGTTATGTGTTTGGAGTTTTTCCTTGTCGATCTTCCATCTTGCGCGAACGGCACGGACTTCTTTTGACATGGTTTCCAGTTCAATCTCGGTCTGTTCTCTTGCCATGATCTCCGCACCAAGCTGTGCCTTGCGTTCGTTTGTAAGTTCGTTCATGCGTCTGTTCCGCACCTCTTCCAGTAAAGCCTTGTCTTCGGCTTTCTGCTCTTCTGTCTTGTATGGCACACCTTTCTGATGGCCAATAGGATTTGAGCCTTCGTGCCGTTCTGTAGGCTTTCTTGGCTTCTTCTGCTTTGGTTCGTCATCATCATACTTTGGTCTGTTTTTAGATCCTTTTGGTCTTGGCATCGGCTTTCACCCTTTCCCAATTTTTCCTTACGGCTTTACAAAATTCCAGATGCTCACATTCGTGAATGGCGATCTGTGCTTTATAGTACGGTCTTTTCGTTACAAGGCTCAAATGCGGACAATCAATGCACTCTTCTTCCATTTCAATTACGAGTTCCTTTTTCACGTGATCACTCCTTATAAATCATCGGTGTGCCGTCAGGATTAACTAAAACAGTAAAGTTTCCTGAATTATAACCGCCGTTCGAAACAGCATATAATACTTTTGTTTCCTTATGGTACACTACTTTCCAAATGTTTGTTTGCTCTATCTGTACAAACATGCTCACTTCCTGTTGGTTTTCGTTTTTCTCAACCTTAGTGGTACACGAAGCAAAAACGAGTATAACGAGCAATAATGATGCGATAAGTATTCTTTTCATGTGGTCGCTTCCTTTTCAAATTCGTTTTCTGAATCAATGCATTTGTATCCGAACAGCGCAAGCGCATCAGCGGCCGTCTGCAATGGCAGATGCTTCCTGACCGTAATATTCATAATGTTTGTGATCTCACTCCAGTACCGGTCATCTATGCTTGACGCAATTTTATTTCTTACTGGCAAAAAATCGGTGTCTCCGGTCTTCCAGTATTTGTTACTTAGCCTGTACATTTCTTTCAAATCCGATTCTTTATATGTTTTCATTGTTCATCATCTCCCAACACCTCATTTATAATTTCGGCAGGAATGTTTGGTGCGTCCATTCCAAAAAGGCAATAGTCGTCATCTCTTGTCACATCGTAGTGAAAGCCGCCTTCGCCCGTGTAATATTCAAGGCAGTTTTCAGTCCCACGATGGATACAATCTCTGCACCGGATAAATTTCTTGACGATTGTATAACATCCATCTACAAGGTCTCCAATCGTTTCCGCTTTTACGATCCATTCCGGCATATGCATCACTCCCTTTCCACGTCCATCTTTGCTCCGCAATTATAACAGTAGTGCTGACTTTCATCATACGTTCCTGCAAAGAACATTTCATTTCCACATTCAGAGCAGGCATACCAATTTTTATATTTCACCCATCTTCCGGTTTTCTGCTCCTTCAATCTTTCCATCTTTGGGCAGTTGCAACCCCAACACTCTGCTGGACTCGGCTCTGCGGATGGTAATTCGTTTATCCATGTTTCTATACGGTTGTCTGCGATTTCCTCATAGTACGGATGATCCGTATCGTTGTTAAGTTGCGTTTCATATAACCTCTTTTTAAGATGCGCTATTGCTTCCTGTCTGCTGATTAAATCATCCATTCTGTTCACCTTTCGCCCCAAGCGCAAAAACAATCCGCTGCCCACACTTTGTCTGTTTCATAGAAATGCAATCTTGTGTCTATCAATTCGCATTTTTCGTTTGAATTGAGATAGTGTTTGCAATCCCTGCACCGCACAAGTTTGCTTACTATTTTTGGCTTAAACACGGCTTCTCCGGTTTCTTCGTTATACAGCGCGTTCCCAAGTTCAATAATAAATTCAGCCATTGTCAGCCCTCCCCATCAAGAATCCAGCAATATAAAAAACTATTGCAACAACGCCCAAACAAATTTGATATGCAAACATCACTCGCCCTCCTCTGTCAAATCAAATTTATGGTCTTTCGCCCATCGCCTGCACCAATGTTCAAAGCAATCGACATATCCGATATAGTGGTTATCAATTTCGCATCGGCACTCAACATAAGTTTTTTTCGGTATGCGGATATTGTGTCGGCAGTTCACGCATTTGCGGTCGCTCATGTCTCGCCCTCCTCGCTTCGCGGTGTAAGTTCATACTGTGGTAGAAATGCAGGATATTCTTTGCTTTCGCTTGCCGAGATGATGGTGGGAACATAGAATTCATTGATACAATCCAACGCCCTTGACTGATACCCTGTCATCACCATACCATTCAAAAGCGAGTCGTATGCGGTCTTTCGTTCTATCAAGTCCCCATGTGGTGGGACAGATACCGCTTGAGCTCCTTTAATTAATGTGCAATCTCCTTGCCAATTCGGTACAGCGCAAGTACCATCTGGATATATGCGGACGGTTTTCCAACTACCCTCTTTCGGCATCTCCATACCATTGATATAAATTCCCATGCTCATTCCTCCTTCGGCGTTTTTTCGTGGTCTCGCCTGTACTTATGCTTCCCCCACGGCTTGATGTACGGGCAGTCAGTTCCGTCAAAGTCTATCCCACAGCAGACACAATCTTCGGAGTAGTCATATGTCTCGTATTTGCAAGGCTTATGCTCCTCGCACGGTCTCATTGCTCATTCCTCCTTCTTAATCATTTAACGATTCCCAATAAGAAGCGTCTCTATTCGCCGCTTCCTGCATTTCTTCGTTTTTGCTTCTGTAATAAGGGCAAAGATAAACAGCAGTTTCTATCCCTCTTAAACAGAATCCACAATAGAATGTTTTCGGCTGATAACACACACAACCGTAGCACTTATTCGGTACATCCATATTTGTTTACTCCTTCGTCTTAAAATAGTTTTTCCTTATTTGAAATTGCACAAAACAAGGTGTTTTCTAATAGTTTCGTGCATAAACAGATTTAGGTGTTGTCTGTTTTTCTTTCTGCGCTTAGATCAGTATAAATCCATCCAAGAAGCACTTTTGCCATCCATCTGTGAAATCTGTTTGGCATTTTCGTATAAATAGAAACAGTAAACCCTTTGTGTATTGTTAGCATTCCGATAGGCTTCGGAAAATCAATCGAAGTCAAAATATGTTCAAGTTCGCTCATTCTGTTCTCCTTTCACCACGGCTACAGAAATCATCTGGTTTTAATTCTCCTACTATGTCATCTCCGGCAAATATATCGCAATAAGATTGAATTGTTAAAAAACGTGTTGTGTGTTTTTCGGTGTAGTACTTGCAATCTCCACACCGCACAAGTTTGGCAACCTTTTCTGCATGAGCAACGGCGGTCACACCATCGTTCGCTCCAAAGTCAATTTTCATGATCACTTCAAACGGTTTTAATTCAGCCATTTTTCCACCTCTCAATCAAACGGCAGGTCATCATCTGCAATACTCTCTTGTTTTTCCCATCCATAGTGCCGAATACGGTCATACCGTCCCACGATGCGTTTGGTAGACTCGGAGTAGTTTAATACGATTCCACCATCATCGTTTTTCAAGTCCGGCACACCCATCCTCAGCTTTCCCCAAAGACGGTTCTTGCTTACTTGCAATACGGAATCCCATTCTGCTCCTGGCTCTGCTCTGCCGTAGGAAAGTACGACATCAACCTTGTTTGTAATGTCAGACGATCCTGAGACATCGTCATTTGAAAATGCCGTGTTGGATTTTCTCGGATGTGCTACAAGAAGTATCACAACGTTGTACTTCATGGCTATTTTCTTTAACGTGCCGACAAAGTTCGATTGTGCCAAATAGAGATTATCTTTATCGGTCACGGCATCCATAGCTGTCATGAGATTGTCGATGAATACAAACCGTGTGCCGTACTGCCGAATCACTTTCTCTATGGTTTCCGGAAGACTTTCATACTCGCTCTTTCCGTCCGGCAGATAGTCATTGTCGTAGATGTATGCTCGACCTCTGTACCATTCAGAAATTCTCTGTACTGTCTCTTCTGCGATGTTGTATATTTTCTGTCCGAAGATGTTGTGCGACACCGTGATGTTTTCTGCTCCGGCAAGCTGATAGTCAAGCCATCGTTTGGCATGAAACGCAGCGAGTTCGCCGGAATAGATAAACACGCTTTCATTGGCATCTAACGCATTGGCTATAAGCTGAGAGCCAAATGTACTCTTTCCTTCGCCACGCTTGCCTGTCAGAAGCACGACCTGCCCTACACACATACCGCCGATGGTCTTGTCGAGATCCAAGATGCCGGTTGGGATCTTGTCAATCTTGTCCATGTCAACAGACTCAACAGAAGCCAGGTCCTTCACGTTTTCCAGTTTTGGTACTTCTGCGTTTTCTACGGCTATCCGCAGAGCGTTTGTGCCGTACTTCTGCAAGATTGCATTGGCATCTTTCTCACCGAGGTAGTCTTGTTTCCTTACGGCTTTGACTACCATCGGCAAACGTGCTTTAAGCGTGTCTAGGAGCGTGATTTTGCCGTTTTCATAGTCGCCAAATACAATAACGCATGAGAACTTGCAAACCCAGTCATAACACGGTGTAAGCCATGTAAAGCCATTTGCTCCTGTCGGCACACTCACGGCATTTGGTATTCCGGCTTCTGCAAGGGAAAGGCTGTCACAGTTTCCGGAAACGCTGATTTTACCGTTCTGCCGAACAAGTATCATTCCGGTATCAACAGTAACGCAATATACTCTTTGATCTACAGACTCGACCGTTTTGTGCGTTTCAAATTGCTGTGTTGAAACGTAGCTTTTCTTTAGCAGTATCGAAACCTTATAGATAAACGACTTTTTAAAGATTTTGTTACCGCCGTTGGTTTTCGTCATTATCGTAGACATATGGCCGCAAAGCGAAGATACAAGTTGTATTACATCTGCGTTGTGCTTAATTATTGTATTAAACTCGTATTGTTCTCTTTTTGACACACGGTTTCCGTCCCAAAGTACCATCTCTTGTAAAATGAATTCCTTTTGGTCAACGGTTGTTTCAGTAGCAAACCAATACGGCAAATACTTTGAATTGAGCCAACCAGGGCACTTGAAACAAATGCTGTCGTATCCACGAGCGTCTTTGTTGTCAGAGTAGTTAATTTTAAGTGTGTTTAGTATTTCTCGCAATCTAATTGACTTTCTCTCTTTAGCAAAGGCAAACCTTGCATACATTGATCCATCTTTTCTGACATCAAGTGTGCCATCGGCACTTGTTGCAAGGTACAGAGCAAACATTTCGTTGCTCCAGGATGAGCGTTTGTGAGAAGTGTGCAATACTGTGGTTGGTATAAATTTGTTAGTTGGAATTTTTTCTATGGCTCTGATTTTGGTAACTCGTGCAGCGGAATCAATTAATACAAGATTGTGATCATCGGTTGTATACGTTTCGTAATTACCACCGATTTTGCACCGAACCATATTTCCAATGTGCCGTTTCACTATGTATTGCTTCGGCTTCACAAACGATCCGTTCATAAAACAATCTACTTGCATTATGTCTTGACCGCCATAGTTTTCAAACGAAACCCATCCGTCCGGAGTAAGGATTTCTGCTTTTCCATCAAAGCATTGACCCTCTGTCACCACTAACGGTTTATCAAAGTCTCTCGCCTGTTTCATGCCGAACAGGATCGGCATCGTGTTGACTTCGCACCATTCTTTTGGTTGCTTTGGCTTTGGCTTAGTATTGCGGTACTTGAGAAAAGTCAGCGTTCCCTGATCATCATAGAACGGAAAAACCAACACGCTGCGGTTATCTTTCCGTGATGTGATTTCAAACCGTGTCGTAATCTCCGGCGAGATTCCACGGCTCTGCATATACCGCACCGCTTCGCCGTTTGGCTTTATTGGCTCGTCCGGTTGTCTGAGACGCTTGTAAATCTTCGGCACACCCAAGTCCAGCTTGTAATCAAAGTCGCGGCAGAGTTCCACGAAATGTCCGTGATAGTCACAGGACGATCTCAGACAGTTGAACGCACCGGAAACAAGATTGATGCTGAAGGTGTCCCTATCTCCGTGTCCACCGCCACCGCATCGTGGGCAATACTCAAAGTGCAGTTCATCGCCCTTTTCGTGATATTGCGCCCCGATGTAATCAGCAAAGCTGAAAGCATCTTCACGCTTAAATTCGTATGGCATTTACTTGCCGTCTCCCTTCTGCAAGTTTTTACCGCACGTTGGGCAGACATCATAATGCATCTCTGCTATAATATCTGCCCTGTAATGTGAACCGCAGAATGGACACGTTGCAAAGCCAAAGTATTTTGATTTAAGCCAAAGCGTTCCTTCTATGGCTTTGGCTACGTTTTCGGCGTTGCCCTGTTCAAACCACTCTGCGTTATTACTCATAACGGTAAAAATCCTTTCCCATAATCTCGTTGCACATATCAAAGACGGCCTTCATTCCAAGGCCTTTTTTTGACGGCACCCAGATTTTTTTCGGATTCCAATTCTGCCAATCTCCATCCATCTTCGGAGCCGTAGGATCGTATGCCGGATTGTCTACCCATTGACCGCCGCCCATACAGTATTCGTACTGTCTTGGATGCGTTCTTGCGAGCCGTTGAAATCGCGTTTCTCCGCGTTCATTGTGAAATTCGAAAGCGCAAAACACGCATCCGGTTCGTTCGCACCCCGTACACTTCAACTTGCACCCTGTCTGCATCAGCATATGTGGGTCGTATTCGAATCCGTTTAGATCAACCGCAACGATGTCGCCGTATACCGATGCAAAATTGATGTCGTTTTCTACGGCATATTGCAAAACATCTTGCTCTGTCCAAAAAGACAATGGTTGTGACTTTGGCTGTTTTGAATCGAACGCGTTGCATCCCGTGCGGAGCCATCCTTGCATCCTAATACGGCTTTCCTCTGCCATTGTCCCAAGAATAGGTGCAAGGCCAAGCCGTTTCTGCGCGGCTTTGACGGGTTTCTTTTTCATCACGTTACAACAGTAATGTGAAACCGGAACAGGAAGATCACGGGCGATCGGAAGATACCGTTCTTTGTTAAATTGCGAGGTGGTGCTAAACTGTTCTTCCGCGTTGCTAAAGGCACCCCCTTCGCCAATCGTGGTAGTCTGTGATCCGTTTGAGATTTCCAAAGGTTCGCAAGTCATCTTCGTTTGTGAAGTTTGGGTGTAAGGATCTTCTGTGGTAGTTGTACCACTTACCCCGGTTCTGAATCCGTTGAGTTTGTGTCTCCGTCTTGTTCCGCTCTGATAGTTGTACCAGTTCTGCGGTTGAAGCCAGTACCCCCCCGACACTTCGTATCGTTTTGCGTCCGTTTGTTTGCCAACTCGTCTCGTTTGTACGCCGTGGTTGCAGTCTGCTTCGTTGGTGGTATGTTTCGAACATTCGTTCCGCTGTCTGTCCGTCTGTCTGTCTGTCTGGTTTGTGAACGGATGCGTCTTGCGTAGTAAATTGCTTCTGCGACTTCCTTTGAAATTAGCGGATAGCCATACTTGCTAATCACTTCATCAAACCGCATCTCCGGTCTGACAATATCGACATTGTCAAAGGTTCTGACAAACTGTTGAATCTCAGGATATTCCAAACCCGTGTTTACAAAGATTGCTTTGACATCCGGGTACATCTGCCGAACGAGATGGAGCAACACCGTGCTGTCTTTGCCACCGGAAAACGACACGCACACATCACCGCACCAGTAGTTATACCATTGACGGATTCGAAGCTGTGTCATGGATATTTTGGCTTCTAACGGCAAAGCCTGTCTCTGACGCAAATCTTCTTTCGTGTGCAGATTTTCAGCCATCGTCATCTTTCCTTTCCGCAAAACTGCAAAATTCGTAAAGTCCGGTTTCCCTGTCCCACTCGGCACACCAATGCGTATCTTTGTTGACATCGAAGCAATGCTTACATTCTATGCACCGAGTAACAAGCTCTTCTTTTTCAATGTCTGTTCCGTCTTTGGTAATCCGCACAACAAATTCATTCATGCTATTGATCTCTCCATTTCTTGTATGCTTCATAGTCTGTGCCAAACATCTCTTGATATATCTCCGGCACTTGGTTTTCTTCCTTCTGTGGTTTCTTAGGTTTCTTAGGTTTCGGTTCGGTCTGCTTCTCCGGCTTGTTTTGGTATTTTTCGTAGTTCAATACCGTGATAAGTGTGTACCGGGGAAACGCTTCTGCGCTGATTTCCCCGGTTTTCACTAAATGCTCAATAGCCGTTCGAAGCTCTTGATGGGTAATCCCGATCTCTTTTGCAAGCCTTCTCTGACTAAAAGCGTATTGCCCACGCTTGACCGTGTGACCGCTAAATTTGCTCTCGGCAAAATTTGCCTTTAACAGGAAGTGGATGAACACCGCAAGCGTTGTCTTCTCACCGTACCATCTCCACCGCAGAATGTTACGATCCAGTTTGATAAACGATGTTGTATTAGCCGTTCTCACCACCACCAATTAGAATCTGCTCGACACGCATTCCGGCTTCTGCTTTGGTACAGAATTGCCACTCGATGCCGTACTTTAAAGCCATGACACGCATCATGTTCATGAGCCGTTTGGACGATACCGGCGGTCGGCTCGGCAGTTTCTTTTGCAAAAGTTTGCCGTGTGCGTGAGCCATAGCAAGTTCTGCATACTGGATTGCTCTCGGATTCTGCCATTCAATTACATCATCAAGCGTTTTAATTCCGTCATTTTCAACCAGTATGACTAACTTGATGTGTGCGTCTCTTGCTCTGATTGCTTCGGCTTTGAATCGGTCATGCTGCTGAACAAGGTTGGAATACACTTCTTTCATGCCAAGACCTTTCAAATCGATGCACACGCTTTGGTTATGCAGTAAGGAAATATCACCCACATACAGCTTTGTCCGTACAATCTCATGCCCACGGCTTAGAAGATACTCTTCCACGTTCTTGTGCTTTCCGGCTTGATCTCTTGTATCATGAACAAAAATCAAACCATCACCGCCCTGTGCTGATACTAAACAGTTCAAGCAAAAGTTCCATAGCCTGGTCTTCTGTGAAGCCAACCAAGATGAACGCATCGTAGTAAGTCCTGCAAGTTTTCGCAGTTTCTACAGCTTCTGCTTTCTGCCGTTCGTCTTTCCCTTTGGCATCAGCAATCTCGGCAAGGTCTCTCAGCCACTCATAATTGACCCATGCGTTCTCATTGTCCATAGGTTTGTTCTCCTTCTCCGTAGGATTCTCTCAGCCATGCAAGATACACACTTGCCTTATCAAGGTCATCTGCACCGCCTTTGAGTTTGTACCGCCATAAGTATTTGAATACATTGCCCTTCAGAAATCCTTGGTATTCTTCTTCGCTCATACACGCTTTGATTGCATCGATACATTCAATGTCTCCGGAATAGTGATCCGGATGGAATGCGTTTGCCATCAGCCATTCCCCCTATATGCCATGATCTTGGCTTTATAAAGAATCTTTCCGACTTCTGTCGGATACCATCCTATAAGGCGAAGAGATTCCGCAATCTTGCGGAAACTCTCTCCACCTAAAATTCTCGTTGATACTCTGTAAGCCGTAGCAAGAATCTCGTCATCGTAACGCTCAGGAAACATCATCACGGCCACCTCGCTTAAAAGTCAAACGGAAGGTCATCTTCGTTTGCGGTCTGCACCGGAACAGAACGTGTGGTAAGGACTTTCTTCTCCGGCACGGTGTAATGACCGCTTCGAATGTCATCGATGCTTGCGACTTTGGCTACTCTAAGCCGTGTGCCAACATCTCCGTCTCTGCGTTCGTATTCTTCTTCAGCCAAGACGATGCCGATCAGTTTGCCGACAAGTGCCTTTTCGTTCCATTCCCAACGGAAACCGGAATTACTCGACTCGACAGAGTTCATGAACTGTTTGAAGAAACCGAGTGCCTTGTCCTTATAAGACCGGATGAATGAATCTCTCCAACCATAGTTTTCTTCGTTGGAAGACCAGTATCCCTTGAACTCGCCTTCGACAATGTCATATTCCATCTTGAGATATTCACGGTCTGCAACTTCATCGACCTTCGTGATCTTGCAAACATAACCGCCAGGACCGAGACGCTTTCTCTCGGTTGAGATGGCTTCTACGGAATCATAATTGTTAATTGGTTTCATTGTTTTTTTCCTCACTTTCAAAATCTCTGTATTTCACTTTTACGATAATCCGTCTGCCCAACCTATCCAACAGACCGGCAGATGGTCTTCCTACAAGTCCTTCCATATAAGCCGTGCCAAACTGCGACTTCGGATGCGACTTTACAAATTTAACGGCACTTTCAATGTTACCGGTTCCAACGACAGGGGCATCTGGCACACCGAATGCTTGGGCTATATCGTGTACGGCCATTCTATCGAGCCAAACATCATTGATAAGAACGTCAAACAAGCAAAAGTCGTTATCATTTGGAATGTAATCGGCACCGCACTTTTGGATCTTAAAACCGAAACCCTCTCCGAACAGGATCACATCGTCAATGCCAAACTTCTGTTCAAACAATTCTTCAGCTTCGTCCGTTTTAAAAATAGTTTCAAGTTTTTTATAAAGCCTTGCCGGAATCTGTGCGTTATCGGTTCTCCCACCGATTTCGACCTTATATCCATCCCAATGAACACGGATGTTTGTGCCGTCAACCTTTTCTGTCCACTCCCACTCTGCATTCTTTAAGTACTCGACGGCTTTGTTTCTGTACGCACCTTCTATCAGCTTCCTTTTGCCGTCTTCAGAACGCACAAAAACCGTTTCAATTTTTGGGTATTCAATCATTCGATCTCCTCGCTTTCAAAATTTAATGGGCAATTAGTGCCAATGTATTTTTGTGGATACTCGCATATCTCTCCATTGAGGCCGCATAGCTGTGCGGTGCGTCTGAAAAATTTGCACTGGTTACACGACACATCCGGTTTCCCTTTTAAGTCCACCGGGAATGTCGCTTTGACTTCTGCTATGCCGATAATGTATCGGCTGACTCCTGTGTCAAACGTGGGCATTATAGCAACGCTCCTCTGTCCGTCTGCGTTATTCTGTGGCAGAACTTTCTGAAAGATTCGACATCCTCGATCCAACCGCTTCTTGGGCTTGTGCCATAGTCCCCAAACAGCAACACAGCGATCATCCAAATCGGCTCAAGCTGATCTATAGTATTGGGGTCATATCCATGCTCGTAATATTCGGCACGAATTGTACCATCTTCCGGTTCTAACTTTTCCCATTCGGAAATTATTTCACCGCAGCCGTTGTACCAAACCACGGCGTCAAACGCATCGAGCAAGTCTTCTACACTCAGGTTTTCATACTTTGGCATTATTTAATCCCCCAATACTCACGAATGCGAGAGTCAATAGCTTTTAAGTCGTTTGGTATTGCGTCTTCTGCAAACATCCCTTCAGGCGATTTGCAAATGTCGGTGCCATTGCTGTTTGTTAGGAACACGTGCTTACCACCGACAACCGCAGACCGTAGACAGATGGTGACCATCCCTTCAAGAGACACCTTGTCATCGAGAAGTTTCCCGATTGTTCGCAGTTTGCTTTCACCAAGATCGTTAATGTTTTCGTGCATGATGATGTACACAAGCACGTTTTCCGGCAGTTCGTTTTTGATGAAGTTCATGAGCCCCCA